AGACAAGTGGGGGCATGGTTATGGCACACTGCCTAAGAAAGACGGTACACCCTATGCTACGGACAAGGGAGCGTTTCGTAATCACCCTTGTACTAAGTGGGCAAATGAAACTGTATCTAATGCTCGCTGGTTGCTGCAGCATGGGTTTGCTTTATGTGAGGAGTATGCAGCACGATATGGTAAAGTCCATACTTGTTTTTTGACTCTCCTTGCTGCTGACGAAATCATTCCCAAAGTATCCTTGGACGATCATACTCCCTTTGTCTTTGCAGGACCTGACGAGTATAAGTATGATACCAGCATTGATATCTTCACTGCATACAAGATGTACATTGCATCTAAACCATGGGTATCTGACAATTACCTACGACTACCACACCATAAACCCGATTGGATATGAAACGAGAATTAAAAGATTACTTATACAGCATCAACCAATCTAAACAATCAGTGATGGATGATGATACAGCAGAAAAAGGATATCCACCTTTTATTGTTAATAAGTGTCTTTCTGGTTTTGCTGATAGTATCTTGTATGCAAACGAGATGAACATGCATCCTTATATCGACAAAAAGTTACAATATGATTTTTATCTAAATAGTTTGAAGCCAAGGAAAAGATTTACGCCCTGGTTGAAGAAGGATACAGTAGAGAACATTGAATTGGTGAAGCAATATTATGGATATAACCATAGTAAAGCAACTGCCGCTTTTAGAATTCTCACTAATTCTGAACTACAGAAGATTAAAAAGATTTTAGATAAAGGCGGTGTAAAATGAATACTGAAATTATTATTGACTGGCAACCATCAGACATGGTTGAGGTTTTCCTCAACGAACCAGATGATTTCCTTAAGGTAAGGGAGACGCTAACGCGGATTGGTGTTGCATCTCGAAAAGATCGTAAACTGTATCAGTCTTGTCATATTCTACACAAGCAAGGTAGGTATTATATTGTTCACTTTAAAGAACTCTTTGCATTAGACGGAAAGAATACTAACCTATCTTTAAATGATGTCCAACGACGCAATCGTATCTCTAAACTTCTTTCTGATTGGGGTCTTATTTCTGTTGTTGATGAATCTCAGATCGAAGACGTTGCAGCCCTTAACCAAATTAAAGTCCTCTCCTATAAGGATAAGGGAGAATGGACATTGGAATCAAAATATAACATTGGTCGTAAGAAAGTAGAGACAACTGAATAAATAAACGTGAGACTCTTTTCGTGCGGTCTCTACAAAAGTCGGAAACCCTTATAAAGTGATGCGGTGAACACTACATCACTTTTTTTGTGTCTTGATTAAATAGTGTTGGATGCCTTCGGGGTCCATACAAACATCTCGCTTATCTAAGGAGAACACTAATGACACATACATGGGATCTATACCTACCTCATGCTGTAGGTTTAAATGATATGTTCCATCGATTAGATTCGATGACCAATCATAATAAAAACTACCCCCCGTATAATTTAATCAAACATGACGCCAGTAATTACGAAATTCAAATTGCTCTCGCAGGATTTAAAAGAGAGGAGATTGAAGTATCTACTGAATCAAACATTCTCAAAGTTACCAGTAACACTACAAGACAGGATACTGAAACAGAATACTTACACAAAGGAGTCTCGCGAAGATCATTTGCGAATACTTGGCAACTCGGTGACGATGTTAGAGTTGTGGACGTGACGTTTGAGGATGGTATGCTGGTCGTGAGTTTAGAAAAAATTATTCCAGATCACATGAAACGAACGACTTACGAAGTCAAATAAATATCTGTCACAGGGGGCATTGCCCCCTTTGCAATTTTGTGTTATACTTATAGAAACCAAGCAAGAAACTATGGCTGATCAAATTATTGTTTTTAAAAATGGAGAGCGTGTTATTACAAATCTCCAAGAAGTGTTTGAGGGAGAAGATGAATCTCGACGTGGAGTCTGTCTTCTTATGAATAATCCTTACATCTTGGAATTAGTTGGTGGTGATGATCCAACTGCTAAGGGCATGGATCTTCAGGTCAAGTTTAGTAAGTGGTGTCCTTATTCTGTAGACTACGAGTTCCGAATTCCTTATGATGTTGTCCTTGCTATTGGAGAACCCGATACTGGTTTGGCTGGAGCATATCGCAGTAAGATTGAATCTTTGGTTGTATCACAAGAAGAAGGAAAAGGTGATGAGAATCCTTTAGAAGGTTGGGTCCAAGGAGAGATGAATCCTAATATGGAAGCACAACTAGCAGACATCAAAGATATTAGTGTTGCTGACAATCCCACCGCTGGAGTTGCCGGAAACACTTCTGAGCACCCCATTGCAACTCCTTTCGTTACTGAAGAGAATGATCAAACTCCTCAAGTTTGACGGGCACTGGCTCGTAGCAGAGGTTGAAGAGATTCCTGGTACTGAGTTGGGTGATCCCGATTGTGTGCTAAAATATCCCTGTGAGGTAACCGAGGATGGGGCAGTGCCCTTTCCTCCTTACAGCGAAGATCGAGAACTGGTTGTCCGTTCAGAAAACATTTCTGTTATGGCTGATCCATTGCCAATGTTCTCGTCACTATATTATGACTTAAAAGCAAAAGCGGAATGAAGTTTTACACCAGCGTTCAGCAAGCAGGTAACAGTATCCAAGTTCGTGGATACCAAAACGGAAACCAGTTCAGCGATAAGGTTCCTTTCAACCCTACGTTGTATCTGCCCACTCAACAACCTTCTCGCTGGAAGACTCTGGATGGTAAGAATGTTCGTCCTGTACAGCAGGGAACTATTCGTGACGCAAGAAAGTTTGTGAGTGATCATAAAGACATCCCTGACTTTGAAATCTGTGGTCAAACTCGATATCTGAATCAATATATTGCAGAAGAATATCCTGCAGATCAGATTGAGTTTGACTCTAGTCAGATTCGTGTGTTCACTCTTGACATTGAGACAGCAGCAGAGAACGGGTTTCCTGACATTGAGACTGCTGACCAAGAGATTCTTCTTATCTCCTTAAAAGATAGTCATACAGGACGCATTCAAGTGTTCGGACGCTATGCGTTTGACAACACTCATAAAGATGTGGACTACATGCACTTCAGCACTGAAGTTGGCATGTTACAGGCATTCATCCACTATTGGATGTGCAACTATCCTGATGTGATTACTGGATGGAATGTTCAGTTGTTTGATATGACATACATCAGTAAGCGTATCGAACGTGTTATTGGTGAGCGTGACGCTAAGTTATTGTCGCCATGGAAGTCTACTTATTGTCGTGAAATTTGGATCAAAGGTCGTAAGCAGATTGCTTATGATATCTCTGGTGTTGCAACATTAGACTATCTTGAGTTGTATCGTAAGTTTACTTATACTAACCAAGCATCTTATCGTTTAGATCATATTGCTAGTGTAGAACTTGGTACAAAAAAACTAGATCATAGTGAGTATGATACCTTCAAAGAGTTCTACACCAAGGACTGGCAGAAGTTTGTAGAATACAACATCATTGACGTTCGCCTGGTTGACCAGTTGGATGATAAGATGAAGTTGCTTGAACTTGCCTTCACTATGGCATACGATGCTAAGGTAAACTTTGAGGATGTATTTTCTCAAGTTCGCATGTGGGATAATTATATCTACGTCGAGTTGCTAAAGAGAAACATTGCAATACCACCCAAGAAGGAAGCAAGAAAAGACGCTAAGTATGCTGGTGCGTATGTTAAAGAACCTAAACCAGGTTTTTATGACTGGGTTGTCAGCTTTGACCTTAATAGTCTATACCCTCATCTTATCATGCAGTATAACCTCTCACCAGAGACCCTGCTCCCAAACAGACACCCTACAGCAACTATTGATAAGTTGCTTGAGAAAGAGATAGACACATCTGGTATTACTGATTGTCTTGCTGCTAATGGTACTCTGTATAAAAAAGATAAGATGGGGTTTCTTCCCATGATGATGCAGAAGATGTATGACTCTCGCGTTATCTACAAGAAGAAGATGCTTGAAGCAAAGCAGCAGTATGAGAAGACTCCTACTGTTGAATTGAAGAAAGAGATCGCCCGTTGTAATAACATCCAGATGGCAAAGAAGATTTCTTTGAACTCTGCTTATGGTGCTATCGGCAACGAACACTTTAGATACTTTCGACTTGAGATTGCAGAAGCAATTACTTGTTCTGGTCAACTCTCGATTCGATGGATTCAAGAGAAGTTGAACAAATACTTAAATAAGATTCTTAAGACTGACAATGTTGATTACGTTGTTGCTTCTGATACCGATTCTGTGTATCTTAACTTGGGTCCTCTGGTTGAAACTGTATACGCCAACAAAGAGAAGACTGCTAAAGGAATTGTTTCTTTTCTTGACAAGGTGTGTAAATTAGAACTTGAAAAGTATATTGAAAGTTCTTACAAAGAGCTCGCCACTTATATGAATGCATATGACCAGAAAATGGTCATGAAGCGAGAGAACATTGCCGAGCGTGGTTTCTGGACTGCTAAGAAACGTTATGTTCTTGATGTATGGAACAGTGAAGGTGTTCAATATAATGAACCCAAGATGAAAATTTGTGGACTGGAGACTGCACGTTCATCTACCCCACAATATTATCGAGACAAACTATATCAGGCATTTAAAATAATCTTGACTAAGACTAATGAAGATCTTATTGAGTTTATTAATTATGTGAAAGTAGACACGCGTAAGCAAGACTATGTAAATATTGCTTTCCCCCGTGGATGTAATGGTCTTAGTAAATACAAAGATAACCATGACATCTATAAGAAAGGCACCCCAATCCATGTGAGAGGATCTTTACTTTATAACTGGCACGTTCGTAAGAATAAGATCACTAATAAGTATCCTATTATCCAGGAGGGTGAAAAAATCAAGTTTATCTACTTGAAGTCTCCCAACCCACTTCAAGAGAACTGTGTCTCATTCTTTAGTGACATTCCTAAAGAGTTTAATGTTGACAAATACATTGACTATCAAACACAATTTGAAAAGTCTTTTCTTGAACCACTCAAAAAGGTGCTAGAATGTATTGATTGGGATTATAAAAAAAAGATTTCTCTACTAAAATTTTTCTGAGGTAATTATGAGTTTTTTAAATAACGTTATTAAAGATAGCAAAAATGAGTATGCTAGTCTTGTTAGCGACGGGGTTGCTGCTGGCGATATTGAATCTTTCGTTGATACTGGGAGTTACGTTGTTAATGCCCTGGTTAGTGGTTC